GACTATCGTCACTGCCTCTGAGGAGTTTGTGCGCGAGAACGTTAACGGCATGTGGTCTAGCATCACTGGTCAGCTAGCGCGCGCTATCGGTCGCGGTATCGATCTTGCCGTATTCCACGGTGCTCGTCCCGATAATGGTGCAGCACTTCTGGGTGTTGACGCTAACGGAAACGTTAATGACTCCACACACACCATTAACTACAACCCTGTAGCTGACCCTGAGACTTTGGACATGTACCTAACGAGTGCATGGGCCGATCTTGTTACTCGCGGGTACAACCCGAACGCTTGGGCTGTAGACCAGATGTTCATTCCGCCTGTGCTAACCGCACGTGACGGTAATGGTAACCTGCTATTCCAGGGATCTCTTAACCTGTCTCAGCAGTCGCTAGGTTCGCTTGCTGGTCTTCCAGTTGAGCAGGGACGTGCGGTAAGTGGTCGTCTTGGTGCTCACGTGCCGAACAACACTCGCGCTGTTCTAGGTGACTGGTCGCGTCTAGTTTACGGTTACGCTGATGGCGTTCGCGTCAAGGTGACCGACACTGGCGTTATCACTTCTGCTGATGGTACTCAGGTTAACCTATGGCAGACTAACCAGGTTGCTATTCTGATCGAGACTACCTTCGGATGGCTTGTGGACGAAGACGCGTTTGTTCTTCTACAGGATGGACAGGCTCCTGCCGGTACTGCTGGTGCGCCTGCTGGTGAGAGTGCAGCGGACGACGTTCCGACTGAGTTCCCTGCCGCTCCGTGATCTAAAGCCTATCCCTCATTGACATAGGTAAGGGGGGTTGTCACATTGGCAACCCCCCTTTTCTTCTAAGTAAGGCTCACACATGGCGTACGCAACAACTACGGACGTTGAGTCACGTCTAGGCCGTGACCTAACACCCGAGGAAACTATTCAGGTCGGGGAGCTTCTAGAAGACGTAGAAGCAATGATCCGACTGCGCATTACTGATCTTGACGCACGTGTAGCTGCTGACCCTAATTTCGAGCGTATCGTGATTATGGTTGAAGTGAACGCTGTTTTGCGCGTTCTTCGTAACCCCGACGCGTTTATCAGTGAGACTGACGGTAACTACTCCTACACTCGTTCGAATGAAGGAGCGTCAGGTTATCTGAACATCCTTCCTATTGAGTGGGATTGGCTGGGTGGGGATGGCGGTGGAATGTTCCAGATTGTTCCTGTGTCACCTTACGGAGGGTATGTTGAAGGGGCGCGACAGCCTAATGCACATATGCTTTGCCCGCCATCTTGGGGTTTTCGAGTTCGAGTGAGGTAATATGAGTCTTCTACGACGTGGGCGAGAAACAGTTATTGTGTTCCACGCTGAGGAGTATTTCTCACCTGACGGAAACGTTATGTATCGAGCGTCTGATACTGATGTTGATATTATCGACAATTCGGTAGTGCAGTTGGCGGCCCAGAGTGGAACGAGTGCTAGGCGCGCTGAGCAGGATGAAGAAGGATACGATACCGAAGACGTTTATCGTTTCCGTCCCCCACAAAGTTACACACGTGAGATTTCGTTCGGTAGTCGAGCCGAATGGGACGGTAGGATGTGGGCTGTTATTGGTAATGTGCGCAAGTACAACGGAAGCGATGTTACACGGCATCACGACTACACATTGAGGCGAGTATAATGGCTCAGCCGAAGCTATACCTTATCGGCCAGAAGCGCATGAACTACGTCGTTTCACATCAGAAGGGCGTGAAGCGTTCGACCTTGAAGGTAGCGCGTGAAATTGGTGGAATTGCTGCTGGTCGCCTTGCTGGTCATCGTTATAGCGGACATGCTCGAATTGAAGTAACACAGGGTGACACGGACGCGTTTGCTTCGCTTGTTGACCCTGCCGCCCTGTCTATCGAGTTCGGCCATTATTTGGGCTCACAGGAGCTAGGAACGACGCGACCATTCATTCGTGGGTTGCATTTGTTCATGGAATGGTATCACGACGGAGTGTTGTAATGCTGGAAATGCCACGCGTTCAGGAAGTCGTCATTCCCATTCTTCGCAGTACCTTTCCCGACGCACAGGTTGTATCGTGGGTTCCTCACATTTCAGATCGTAGGTATCCTATTTTGAATGTGAGGCGCATGGGTGGTTACCCTGTAGATCCCACGTTGCTTGATCGCGCAACTATCGAGTTGACAGCTTACACGAATGAGAACGTCGAGGCGACAGAGCAATTGCTTAAGCGCGCACAGATCGCTTTGTGGGAAGCAGTGCGAACACAGCGCGTAGTGCCTGGAAAGGGTTACCTGCACTCATATCGACAGACAATGGGAATGACACAGTTTGATTCGCCATACGATGACACATGGCGCGTTCAGAGTTTGATTCAGCTTGGGCTACGTCCTTTGCCCTAGTAAGTAGGAGTAAACAAACATGCCACACATTGACGAAGCAGTTATCACGCCGGGTACGGGATTCATTTTTACGGCGGCACCAGGTACGGCACGCCCTGCTGAGGCTCTGATCGAGTCTTATGCAGCAATGGACGACGACCATTTCCCAGGCTATACCTCTATCGGCCACACATCCCGTGATGATCTTCCGAGTTTCGGTTTTGATGGCGGGGACACTGAGGTCCAGGGAACGTGGAGTAACGCCACATTCCGTGAAGTTGTGACTGAGGTTCCTGCCGATTACGTGACGTTTACAGCGCTTCAGTTCGATGAGAATGTGCTAGGGCTGTACTACGGTGTGACAGATGTGACACCGGACGACGGAATTTTTGAGGTGCAGAATGCGCCTATCAGCACCGTGAACCGTGCGCTCCTAGTAGTGATTGTCGATGGTCCTCGTCGTGTTGCATTCCATGCGGCCAGCACGTCGATTCGCCGTGACGACGCTATCGAGCTTGAGGTTGATGGGTTTGCGGGATTCCCGTTGCGTGCAACATTCTTGAAGGCCGTTGGGTCTCCAATTTACTCTTGGGTGGGCGTAAGTGCCGCCGAGATGAACGATCCCGTAGCACCGTAATAATCGTTATGTAGTCTATCCCTAGAACCGATAATGGTTCTAGGGATTTTCTATTTGGAAGGTTAGCATTGTGACTACCGCTAAGAAGAACACAAAGGCATTTACGCTTGCGTCTTACCGTGAGAAGGCCAACGAGACGTATGGTGCTTTCACTATTGACTTGGGTGATGGCGTTAGCACTGAGCTGCGCAACCCGATGCGTATTTCTGAACAGGCTCAGGAGCGCGCGTTCGAGATCATGGCTGAGCTGAAGGACCAGAAGACGCCTGAAGAGCCCGAAGAGGGTAAGTGGACTGAGGTTGGCGCCGATTCTGACGACGAGATTGATTTCGAGCAGTTGAAGCGCATGCGCCCCATCATGCTTGAGTTCCTGTCGCTTGTGGGCGATAAGAACACTCCTCTTCTACTTGACGCTATCCGTGATGACTTGGCCGTGTTGATGGCTGTTTTCCAGGATTACTTTGCAGAGGTGGGCTTGGGGGAAGCCTCTTCCTCACCCGATGCCTAAACCAATGGGGTGAGGAAATTTACGCAGATTTCCTTCAGTATTATGGCATTCGTGTAACGGATGTTTTGAAGTTCGATGGGTCTTTGCCTCCGTGGGAAGCAGCAATGCTGTTGCGTCGCCTTCCATTGGAATCTCGCACTATTGCTGCGCAGCAAGGCGGGGATGAGTATTGGGGTTGGACGACAGATAGGCATTTGAGCGCATCGATCTTGGATGCGTTGAACTCTTTGACGTTTGCTTTCATTAGCGCTAACAGTCGTAAGAAGCCTAAGGTACCTAAGCCTGTTCCTCGTCCAGGAGATTCAGAGCGTAAGAAGGAAGCAAAGCAGAACAACCCATTTGCTTTGATGGTAAAGAGTCAAATGGATCGCCTTCGTAAGAAGGGACCTCAGAAGATTGTTATTCAGGACGAAGACGCGAAGGAGGCGTAATGACTAGTCCTGGTGGACAGGAAGTTGGCCGCGTTTCCATTCGCGTCGTTCCTGACACGTCTAAGTTCCGTCGTCAGCTTGAGAAGGAACTGAAGGCGATTCGGAACAGTGTCAGCGTCAGCATTCCTGTTGAGCTAGACATGAAGAAGTCGATGACGCAAATCGCTCAGATTCGCCGTCAACTATCTTCTATGAAGGGCACTAAGCTAGATCTTGGTGTTGACGGCAGCGTTGCCGAAAGCACTAAGGCGATCGCCACTCATGCTCGCTCTATTCGAGGCGCGTTGGTTGGCGCTGCTGAGAGCGCACGTAATCTTGCTTCTAAGTTCCAGTCAATCACTAGTTCTGTCGCTGGTAGTGTGCGCGGTGTTACGGCGTTCCGTGATCAGGTGCGTCAGATTCGAGACACAAATCTAGATAATAGTTCTTCTGCGCGGTTCTTTAAGGACATGCAGAAGGGCAGCTTTTTGGACCCTTCAGCGCTAGGGCGTTTTCGTTCGAGCCTAGGCGGGCTTTCTGCTACGTTCACAGCGTTGCGTCAGAGTGCAGGGAGCGCGCTAGGCACTATTCGTGACCGTGTAATTGATTCTGACTTGCGATTCACGCGGCTGCGTAAGAGCGCTGCCTTGTTCGGTACAGCGATGGGTAAGAGCGCCAGTGTTCTAGGTAAGGGTCTTGCAGCTCCACTGACAATGATGACAAGTGCGTTCGGTAATTTGTCACGTACTGGATTGAAGGTTGTTTCTACTATCGGTGCGATTCCTGCTATTTTGGGATTGATCGGTGGATTGATGGCGGGGCTACCGTCATTGATGTTGGCGTTTGGTGCCGCTGCTGGTGTTGTTGGCTTGGGTATGGAAGGCATCAAGACGGCGTGGCAGGAGTTCATTAAGGGCATCGAGCCACTGCGTCAGGCTGTTTCTCAGGTGTTCAAGGAAGGGTTGACTCCTCAGTTCCAGGAGTGGGCACGTGTCCTTGTGACGTTCACCCCGCAGTTGAAGGCAATCGCTAGTGGCCTTATCGACATGACGCAGGGTTTCACGAACGCTATCACTTCCGCTGAGGGCATGTCGAACATCAACGTCTTGCTGACAAACACAGCAACGTTCTTCTCTCAGCTTAAGGGACCTGTTGAGACATTCACGAGTGCGTTCCTTCAGCTAGCGGCTGAGGGCTCTAAGCATTTCGGTTTGTTGGTTGGTGTGTTTACTAACTTTGCCAACGGGTTTAAGACATTGGTTGCTGATGCGGCGGCCAGTGGTAGGTTGAAGGCAGCGCTTGAGGGTTTGGCTCAGGTTACTGATTCGCTTCTACAGGGTTTCTTGAAGCTGTTCAATGTTGGTATTGACGCTATGGGTCAGTTGGGTGGGCCACTAGCTGAGGCGTTCACATCGATTATCGATCTGCTAGTGCAGCTAATGCCGATTCTAACGCCGTTCCTGGGACTATTCCTTGAACTGGCAAGTACGATTGCCACGGCGCTAGCTCCTGCATTTAAGGAACTAGCTCCGCTATTTCAGCTAATGTTTCAGACTATCGGGTCACTATTGATCCCGATTATTCAGGCGCTAGTTCCTCCGCTGACAGCGCTAGTGAAGTTTGCGCTTGAGCTATTTCAGGCGTTCTCACCGCTGTTCCCTGTGCTAACTACTATCGCTAAGATCATTGGCGGCATTTTGACAACGGCGCTGAATGCGCTACGTCCTGTGCTACCTGTTATCGCTGGTGCGATGGAGCGTGTGGCAGAGGTTATTAACACGGCGTTGGCTGCTGCTACCCCTGTGTTGAATCAGATTGCTGAGGCGCTAGGTAAGGCGCTAGCTGATGCGATTAACGCTCTAGCACCGGTTATTCCTCAGCTTGTAGATGCTTTCTTGAAGTTCTTTCAGGCAATTCTACCGTTGTTGCCGCCGTTGATCGAGCTTGTAAGCTCTATTCTACCGCCACTAGTGCGTATTTTCACTGAGCTTTATCTGCCGATGATGGAGTTCACAACTGGTATTGTTGACTTCCTGGTTCCGGCTATTCGCTGGTTGATTGATATCATCACGATTGTTGTCGGATGGTTGGGTGATGTTGGTGTTGCTATTGCTGAGACCGGTGCGTCGATCATGCAATGGTTCATGGACTTGCCCGGTAAGATTTGGGGCTGGGTAAAGGACGCCGGTAAGTGGCTATGGAACACCGGTAAGGACGTTATTCAGGGTTTGTGGAATGGTATGATCGATAAGTGGAATGGGTTGGTTCGCTGGATTGAGGATCGTGGGCGAGATATCGCTAACTTCTTCAAGAACATGCTAGGCATCAACTCGCCGTCACGTGTATTCATGGATATTGGTCATGATATCATGGCGGGTCTGCGTATCGGTATCGACAACTCTGCGCCTGATGCTTTGCGTGCCGCCGCTCAGGCTGCACGTGATATCACTGATCTTGGCACGGGAATGAGTGCCGATATCACAGCGAACGGCGGGCTACAGGTTGTCGGCGATAACATCGGCGGCCAGATTGAGGACGCTCTGTCGAATTGGTCAGTTGACATTAACAAGTACGGTGTCGGCAAGTTGAACAAGAGCGCTGAGCGCGATAACACCTACGGACGGTAAGTTATGCTTGACATTCCTATGTTTTGGCTAGGCCCTTTGGGGCGCTTGCTTCCGTTGGCGTGCCCTGAACAGAATGTGGCAAATACTGTTGAGGCTCAACAGGCCACGAACACATCTGTGAGCGCCCGTAACACGGTCGATTTGCAGGGGTTCAGGCGTCAGTGGACTATGACGGAAGCATGGCTTGATAGCGACGAAGTGTCGATGTTTGAAGCTATGTTCACCGGAATCATGATGCCGCCACATCGTATCATCGACCCGCTTCGTAAGAATCGTTTTCGCCCAAGTGTCAGTGCTCCGCGTCTCACTTCGTTGTGGAACGGGAGTGCTGACGCTTGGTATGTTCCTTCAGGTCAGGGCCTAGCGCTTAGCGTACCTAACGACACTGGCCCGTACATCGAGTATGTGTCTGAAGGCGATTTGCGTGAGGTGTCATGGCGCCCCGATTACGAGATCATGTGGGATTCTGTAGGCGCAGGGAATAGGTTATACCCTAACGGGGCGTTGAAGGCCGATAATCTGACAGCTTATAAGTCTCGTGTAGACCCTGTGCTTCCTGGTGAGACAATCACGATGAGCTTCTGGGCACATAAGACCGGCACTCCTAACTTCAACTTCTTTCTCGCTACCGTGAATTCTGTGATGCAGTATTCATTGAGTGGGCTGGCAATGACAATCAGTAGTTCTACGTGGCAGCGTTATTCGCTGACTTACACAGCGCCTACTGATGGTAGTGTCGTAGGCGTGTTTCCCATTTTCAGCGCGCTAGGTGATGGAGTGCTAAATCTAGGTCCCGCTCAGTTGGAGAGTGGTAATGTAGCATCTCAGTGGGAGACTGGTTACGGAGCGCCAGAAGTCGTAATCACACAGTTTGCTACTGTGTCTCCTCGCTACCCTATGACAACCGCTAGTCTAACTATTCAGGAGCTTTAACTATGTACGTGCATCCCGACGCTCAGGTGAATGCCGCGCTTCGTGATGCGCTATTCGAATCAGCTCGTGAGATTAGCGAACACATCACATTCGACTTCAACAATGACGGTCAGTTTTCGCATACGTACAGTGACCTATCGGCGACAATTGTTGACGTAGATCTAGAGCGTAGCACGTTGAAGACAGACCTTCCGGAGTCTGTGAACACGATTCAGGGCTTCTCAAGCGCTGAGTTGACGTTACGATTGAAGGGTGCCCGTAACAGTGATGAGCTGTCAGTCGGACAGCTCCTTTCTCCGTTTTTCATTGGCGGTCCGTTCTTTAATCGCAATTTGACGGGTACGGACATTCGTTACTGGAAGCGTGTGCAGACTGATTTTGGCCCTGTTAACATCCGTCAGTTCACCGGTGTTATTCGGGACATTCAGTTTGACCGTACCGCACAGGTAGTGAACATTGTGTGTTCTGACGTTATGCGTTGGATTAATTCGGCCGTCACGCTTCCTCACTGGGCTATCGATGAGTTTAAGATTGCTGATTGGTCGCAGCGCAGTGCCCGCCCGATTAACAGTGCTTGGGTTGTCGGCGAGATTCTACGTCAGTGTGGGACGCCCATTGGTCCTTTGGAGCGCAACGATGCGTTCATTAGTGCGTCAGGTATGGGCTCTCTGTTGCATTCTGTAGGCAAGCGCTATGCCTACGAAATCATGTGGAATGACTTCCATAAACTACCTGTCACTCCTGTCGCTCCGTGGGAAGCTGGAAAGTATGGGCCAGCACTGAAGAGCGTATCAGGCACAGGCCAGGCGCGTATTCAGGCATCGAATGTCATTTCGGGATCGCGCACTGTTTATGTCCCAGTTAACGGCACATCAAATGGGCCTGTCAACTTGGGTATGAACATGTGGGCGAAGAGCAATGGGAACACTACTAACCGTCCTCACCCAACTACTAATGGCAATGGTGCGTGGTACACTGACGGCGCCGTAATGAACTTGGGTCTACAGGTTGACCCTGGCGTTCAGAATGTGAACTTCAACGTTGGTAACAACGGGCAGGTATTTGCCACGCTATATATGCCAGGTAACAACACTATTGCTACGTGGGTGTGGGCTTATAAGCCTAGTGGCTGGCACTACTACGATTTGAATTGGCGTTTCCGCAATAACTCTATCACTCCTGTCTTGACAGTTGATGGTGTTGTTCAGACGCCGCTGTCGAGCACTACTGTGTCTACGGGGTTTGTGTACCCGCCTAATGAGGCGCCCGTAAACAACTTGAATTTCCCACATCTGTATCTTGTGGTGATGGACCCCGCGCAGCACTTCCAGCTTTATTCAGGAAATGACACTGCGGTGTATCGCCCTGGACAGGAGCACCCGCCAACTACCAAGGATGGGCGTCCTTGGATTGATTTTGGTGGGTGCTTGGCTGAACTGTCATTTATTCCTGACGTGTGGAATGAATCAGCGTGGGACGTGTTGCAGCGTATTGCTAGTGCTGAGTTCGCTGGTATTTACACGAATGAGTGGGGTCAGCTTGTTTGGAAGCCGCACATCGCGCTTCGTGAACTTGCTATGTACGATGCTGTTGAGCGATATACGGTAGACAACATTCTAGGCATGATTGTCAACCCGTCACTTGATCAGTACAAGAATGAAGTGAATGTGGCGTATGTTGATAGGACTCAGGCGCCCGCACTTATTTTCTCACCTGACGGTTGGCAGACCTTTAACGTACCTACCACAGGTACGGTGTTGGGTTTTGGACCGTACTTGATTGACGACGTTGTTGATATGCCGTCTGTGCTGCGCTATGGTAGTGGGTTTAGGGACACGCCAAGTTCCATTGACTTCATGAAGTATTCTCGCTTCTCTGCTACGTACACAAACAACCTGACGCTTGATGGGTGGGAGCAGTCGCCGGGACTTCCTGGTGAGACTCCTATCCCTGCTAACGTGTGGGTTGACCTATCAGACGATCAGCGCTCGTTTACCCTGACAATGAGGGTGTCTCCTGACGGCCGCACCCCTGGGTTGTGGATGGGAACGCGCGCTATTGAGGGCAACGAAACTGAAGTCGATATCGGCATGGAGGTGTGGGGTAAGAAGTACACGGATAAGACGACAGGTTGGTATCGGGCTCAGAACGTCTCTGAGGTTGCTGAGTTCGGGCGTTACGCTCTCATTCTGGAAGAGGATGATTGGCGTCAGACGTACGCTACCGCCGCCGCAATCGCACCTGAACTTCTAGCCGACACGATCAACCCAGCGCCTGTGATCACAGGTCTGTCGATTCCTAGTGACCCGCGTCTATGGATCGGAGACACTATTAACCTAGTGTCAGGTGATGGTATCACGGGTCAGGTTAAGGCGCAGATCGTTGGAATTCGTCGTGGCGCTAAGAGCGCTATGGATTCACTAGATGTTCGTATCGTCGTGTCGCCTTCTACATGGATTCTAGGTCAGGCAGGCGCTAGCGAGCTTGGCACTACAACAATTCTAGGAGACTAATCGTGGCGACTTGGCCAACGCCATCATTGAGCAACGGAACGCTTGTTGATGACGAAGACTGGAACTTGCACGTTTCAAATTTGAATGATCTCGATACCCGCGTAAATGGTATCGGTGGGCTTGTTCAGACTGCTAACTCGAATATCGCTACACTTCAGACGAATCAGGGTACTCGTGGCGCTCAGGGGCCTGTGTACACAGAACTCACTAGTTTGAAGGCTGTAGATACTACGCAGAACACGAATATCACAGCTCTTCAGAACGCTGTAGGTATCCCGTGGAGCGGTGGAACGGCGCTGAGTCGCATTCAGGCGCTTGAGGCTGCTGGTGGGGGCGCTACGAAGGCTAGTGGACAGTGGCAGGCGCCCGATACTGGTGCTGTTGCTGTGTCTTACGGCACGTCGCCTACAGACACGACACTGAACATGACAAAGGCCACGAAGACACCCGTGGGGCTTACTAATAGTGGTGGTGTGGTTACCATTGGTGCTGGTAATGGTGGCTGGTATTTGGCAGAGTTTAAGTACGATGTGAACATGGCAGCGACTAGTACTCAGCGCTGTGATTCTACAGTTGCTAGCGGTGGTGGAACAGTTCTTTATGGTAGTGCCGTGGCTTATTACCCTGCGGCAGGTTGGTCGTTCCATGCGTGCCAGGCGCTCGTGTATTTGAATGCGGGCGATACAATTAAGTGTATGGCGAAGTACTGGACCACATCTGGTTCAGGAACATATAGTCATGTCGGTCAGGACCGTACTTGGTTCAAGCTGACATGGTTGGGCTCATAAGGAGAAAATTAGTGGCTCTGGAATTTTACCATCGTACACCGTACCCTCAGGTGAACGCATTCGTGCGTGTCACAGAGGAGAACCTGTCAGAAGTAGCAGGCATTATTGAGACGCACAGTGGAAACCCTACCGTGGTGTCTGATAATGGTATTGACTACGACTACACCGTGATGGGAGCGTGGGGCTCGATCCCTGGACGCTTGGAGATCGGTGATCTTATTGAGGTGTTTAGCGACGGCAAGGCTCGTGGTCCAAAGCAGGATGAGTATCGAATCACTAGCGCTCAGCCTGTCCCAGGTTTTGGTGTGACTTACACGATTGCCGATCCAGCAAGCTGAACTTAAACATACCGGGGTGAACAGTGGAGATTTTCACTGCGATTCTCGGTGCACTTCCAACTCTTGGTCCTATCGGTCTGGTGCTGCTCATCCTTGCTTACGTAGGTTGGCAATGGATGAGCAGTGACAGCCGTTACAAGGGCGAACTTGAGCGTTTGCGTAACGCACACGACAGGGAACTTGAGCGTATCAATGTCGCGCATGACGAGGAATTGAAGGAACTACGTTCTGACATTCTTGAGTTGAGGCGCGATCTCGACAGTATGCGTATTCAGTTGGATACGGAAACTGATCTACGACGCAAGGCAGAAGAGGAAGCTCACCGGGCACGTCTTCGGTCGGGGAATGAATCATAATGAAGGCTAACGCACTGCATCAAACAAAGAAGGCCGTCTATGTAGTATTGCTATTGGTAGCGTTGGCTGCTTCAGGTATTGCTATCTACACGCAGCTATCAACTGAAGAGACAAAGCAAGACCTTGCGGAGCAGGTGCACTATGCGTGCGCTATCGATCCTAGGGGCAGCGCTGCTAAGGGTTTGAACTGCGTGCAGGCGCAGGAAGAGGTGTCGCCTGGGACTGTTACGGTCCCGGCACCACCCCCACCGCCACCTGTTGTGACACAGGTTGTTCCTGGCCCTACCGTAACGGTGCCTCAGGCGCCCGTGACAGTCCCGACTCCTGTTCCGGTGCCAGTGCCTACACTAGTGCCTGGACCTACTCAGACACAGGTTGAGACCCGCACGCGCGTAGAGACTGAAACTAGGACTCAGACGCAAACAGAGACGCAGACTCAAACGGAAACTGAGACCGTTGAGCCACCACCCGTCACTACTACAACGACGCTCCCACCTGAAACTACAACTCCTGAGACGACTACAACTCCCACGCCAACAGAGGAAGACAACGGCGGGTTGATTGGAGTCATCGACACGCTATTGAACTGAGGACGTTATGCCTATTTTCGGGCTTGATATTTCGCATCACCAGGGTACTAATCCTGATATGATCCGTGCTAAGAACGAGGGCATTAAGTTCGTCATCTGTAAGGCAACTGAGGGCAACTCGTTCGTTGACTCGCGCTTCCGCTATAACATGAAGCGTGTGCTTGATGCTGGCATGTTGGTTGCTGCGTATCATTATCAGCGCGGACATGTGAGCGCACGCTCTCAGGCTGAGCACATTATGCGCAACGTCCCACAGAACGTCCCTGTTATTTTGGACGTTGAAGACAATGGTGGGGACGTTGAACTGTCGCGTCAGATCATTCGCATTCTTCGCGGCTTTGGGTATAAGTGCCCGCTGATTTATTTGCCTGAGTGGTATTGGAATAAGATCGGTAAGCCGTCACTACACGATTTGCCGCCTAACTGGAAGTCGCGTTATCCCGACAACCGTCAGGGAAGCATTGCATCTGAATACGCTATGGTGCCCGCTAGCTATTGGAACGGGTTTGGAGGGTTGCCTACAGCAATTCTACAGTTCACTAGCTCAGGTGTTGTCGGCGGCTACGGCCCACTAGACGTCAACGCGTTCCGTGGGACACAGCGAGAGCTAGAAGACATGCTCTTGGGCTCTGTGAAGGCGCCTGAGAAGCCTAAGATTGAAGAGGAAGACATGACCCTATCGCTATCTCTTAAGGACGCTGGCGACCGTGAGCGCGTTGACGGTCTATCGTTTGAAGTGAGCGAGCACAGCGCCATGTGGAAGCGCGCATGGTTGCAGATCACTTCTATGGCTGGCAAGCACGTCGTGAAGATCGAATTCTTGCATGACACTGGCGTTATCCCTAACGCTGTGTGGACGGCGGAGCTTGTTGAGGGTGACCCATTCCAGGTTATCCCTGTGCCTGCCTATTGTCGCGGAGCACGTATCACTTACAAGGTGGTAAGTGCTACGGGGCTAGGAATGAATAACTGCCTATCTGTTTCGGTATTCGGATCAAAGGAACTAGCGTAATGACTTATCAGACCCCTACTCCTTCTAACGGCGGACCTGTGCAGCCTAAGGTTGCCGCCGCCACTACTGCCGCTGCGATTGCCACTATTCTAGTGCTTGTACTAGGATTGGTGGGGGTGCCCGTGCCGCTTGGTGTTGAGGGTGCTATTGCTACTATCGTGGCGTTCGTGGCAGGTTATTTCAAGCGCAACTAATTTCACATCACAAAACCCCCTGTTCCGTGTTGCATGGAACAGGGGGTTTTGCTATGCGCTACTTACCGATAAGCGCCATCAAGCGATGAAGTCCGTCGTAGATCTTCTCCTGTGCCATCGTCAGTCCAGGCTGATCAATGTCAGGGGCACCTTCCAGGGACGACAACACCAGGCGCGTACGCTGTTCGAGACGCTCGATATCATTTTCGTATCGAGACAGGTCACTCATTTACTGTTTTCCTTTTCTTTGCTTTTTCCTGAGCGTCTTGGGGCATTCACAGTGAGATATGGCGGCGTCGATTTGAGTCGGGCCGAACAACCACAAGCCGCACGTAAGGATGGTGGCGACAGTGGTTCGGTGCATTCTATCCTGGCACCACTGGCACTTCCCGTTACAACGCCTGCACACGTCTCCTACCTTCTACTATAGAACCCGATCCCATTCACGGGGAAATCGTCGGGATCGATGAATCCGTCTTCGTATTCTACCATAGTCCGCGCTTCGGTGTAAAGCTCGTCGTACAGTTCGTCGTCTAGCAAGTGTCACGCTCCGTATTTACGCAGCAACTCAGTGACTTTCGCCCCCAAGTCGTTGATCGTTCCGTCGTTCATGATTGTATCATCAACGGAGATAAGATCAACATTTGTTTCCGTTACGTGATTATTGAGCGCTTGAACGTTCGGCCGTACCACTCGCACCATCTTCCCGCCGTACGCATGCACTAGCTGCGCTTCGTTCTCATAGCGAACATCCGTGAACACAACGTTCTTGTTCTCAGAAATGTAGGTGAGCAACTGTCCCCTGACAGCTTCCACCCACACATTGTCGCCTAGAACTTCTCGCGCTTCGTTGCCTAGTCGCTGCAACAAATGCCGCACGTCGTGTTGCTTCTTAGCGTCCTCCCAGCCCTGTGAATCCACAAGCTCTTGAACGCGCGTGAAAAACAGATCTCCACTAAGCGATTCCACCCCGACAATTGGGTCAAGACGAAGCGCTAGGTCTTTCAGTTTGTCGGCAAAGGCGATACGGCGAAAGCCCCCACGCAAGCGCAGGGACTTTGCAACCGTGTCCTTGCCCGAACGAGCATAGCCCGTCAGGCCGATGATCATTACTTCTTCACCTCTGTGATTGTCACTTTGAACACGTGCTCAAGCGCTTCTTGCTTTTTCTTGAATGCACGCGCACGTGCTCCGAACTCGAATTCACGAACTAGTGGCGCCTTACCTGTGTCCTTGTAGACTACACGCGCTACGTACTTAGTCAATCACTTCACCTTTCGAACTGTGGCAGTGCTGACATTGTTCTTTTTCAGTTCCTTGCTTCGGAACGTCAGGGCATCTTGCTCGCTTTGGAATCGCCTTACAGTGGGTGGTGAGCCGTCCTTGTAGCTGACAGTCACCACCCACTTCGGCGTGTTGACGCTAGCCACTACTTGTTCTTCTTAGGTCGCTTCGGTTCCTGGACGTGAATATGAACGCCGTCCCACTCAGCACTGTCACGCACGCGCCGTTCCTTAGTGCGTGCTTCATACCCAGTATCATATGGGCTTTCGTGCCTAGCGCCTTCAACGTCAATCCACTGAACAACCCACTGATCATCACGAGGAAGTGGCATATGCCGATCTCCTTATTCGTAGTCCATGTTAGCAAGATAGAGGTGCTTCATGCACCACTCACCTCGTGCAGGCTTGCACTTGCGGCATCCGTCGTTTTCCAGAACCTCTTCAGCAATCTTGGCACCCTTCACGACGTTATTGAAGTCCCTTTTCTTAGCCTTCTGTTCCGGGGTCTTCTTACCAAACACCACGTTACTTCTCCTTCTCGTCGAGCTTGCGCTTTGTTTCGCTGACTACTTCATCATACACGGGAGTTTCTTCGCTGTCAAGCGTCCCGCTGATTTTCTCTTTGTCACTCACCGTCATCACTCCAGCTCTCCAGCTCGTCAATAGCCTTCTCAAGTGCCTTAACGATACGCTTCGCCTGCTTGACTGACAAGTCGTTGATGGCGACATGCTTGGAAAGTGTGAGATCGATCGTGTCCCCAAAGCGCCACGCGCTAGCTGCAATCTTCTTCGTGCGCACGCTAGGGGTCAGGTGAATATTGCCAAATGTCATTAGTTACCTTCCTTAACGAAACGCCTCTTACCCGTGGCACTCACAACAAGCGTCACACGCGACTGCTGAGCGCTGATTGCCTTCTTCATGGCGTCGCTCACCTTACGCTTGAGCTTGCGCCTAGTGCCGTCGTTGTGCTTGCTCGTGTACCCTGTCAGCTTACCCTGAAGGTACTTGCGCTTCAACCTCATCTGCTGCATTACTTGTCACCTTTCTTGAAGTTCGGGTCAATCCGATAGCGCAGGATCTCTACACCCTTCTCCGTGCGCATCCCATCGAACGTGTAGTTCCCTTCAATGACGTTCATGATGATAGCCTTCCACCCCACATCCTTTTCCTGGCCGTTCTTCGGACCACCAACGTATCGGATGCGGCGCTTGGGCTTCTCTGTGCTCATGAGACTACTATAGCACACGAAAAAGCCCCCCGCAACCTCTCATCTGAGAAATTACAGGGGGCTTAAGAGCCTCTAGCAGGAATCGAACCCGCACCCTATGCTTACAAGGCATTCATGCTAGCCGTTAACACCATAGAGGCAAACATAGTTCCCGTTTAACATGACCCGTACTAGCGCAAGCGTTCAGGGTATCATAGGTGCGGAACTATAAACGACACCTTACGTCCCCCGTGCAGGGATCGAACCTGCCTCCCCGGATTAAGAGTCCGGTGCTAAGCCAACTCAGCTAACGAGGGAAGCTAGACAGTCCCGGAGGACGCCTAGCAGCAATACTACATGAAACCTGTCAGGTCTGCAAGCGACCCTTGATAGCGTCGCGTTACAGTTTCATCTTCCACATTCACATATGTGACGTCAAGTACAATACTCTCATACGAACACGTCTCACAATAACCACCGTATTCGGTTTGTTCATCTACAGACTTTACGGACTTAAGATCCTTCCAGCCTTGACGATCACGCAGAATGTCACCGATGAGAGCGTTCATGCGCTCTTTGTAGTCGCTCACTTGTCGCCTTCCTCAACGTTGCCGTCAGTCGTTGCAGCGCTAGGGAAAAGCTTCGGGTCGCTCACAGGATACACCCACTTGCCCTCTGGCGTCAACACGCACCAACCCGGCCACATTGCTTCGTATTCATCGGGCTGAGACTCCCACACGCTCACGTACAGTAGCGTCGGGCCGTGACACAAATAGTAAAGTCCTTCAGCGCCAGGAACAGACTGAGCGCCCGTAGCGGCAATGTCGATGCTCTTACGCTCACATGCTGTGAGTGAAGTAACAAGCGCTAGAGAGGCAACAAGAGCAGCAATCTTACGTTTCACGTCGTACCTTCCATCGGAGAGACCTGCCGGGGAGTCGAACCCCGCTATCTACATTTGCAGTGTAGCACCTCAACCGCTCAGTCAGCAAGTCCTATTTTGACGCTTTTCGTACTCAATACCGTGAGTAATGATTGACCACACCCAGTAGGCTTGCTCAGGCGTCAAGTCCTGTAGCCCTGCCATATACCACCTAGTCTTGCTTTTGGCATACTCATACCCTGCCTTGAACTCAGCAAACCCAGGTTGGTCTAGCCAATAATTTTCGTTTTTCATGCGCTCAGTATAGCACATGTCATGCGGAACCAGCAAGATTCGAACTTGCGAGGGACGCATTGCCCTTACTCCTTAGCAGGGAGCTGCATTACCACTCTGCCATGATTCCAAATTGAGGCGCACGCTGTGCTGTGTCGTTTAAACTCTCCGGCACGGAGAAATCCTCTAGCGGAAAGTAAAGGAGTCGAACCCTCAGGACGCATTGCCTGGCCAGGTTTTCAAGACCTGTTGCCCACCAACGGGCGCTACCCTCCAGTGTACTGCAAGCTCCCCAACCTAGATTCGAACTAAGAATGCCTGATTCAGAGTCAGGAGTGTTACCGTTACACCATCGGGGAATGCGCTAGGATTTTGACTCCCTCAAGAACATATCACATGTTCCCTACCAGTGTCGTAAGCTTATGAGTCTGGGGATTTCTTTGTGAACCTAGCAAACCCTACGTCTCCCTAGCAAGATTCGAACTTGCGCACATGGCTTCGTAGGCCACTGCTCTATCCAGGCTGAGCTATAGAGAGATTGCAAGTCCACGACAACGGCTCCACCATAGTCCGTCTCTGACAAGTCTACACATGTTCCGGTAAATGTGCAGCCGCTATTATTTTATGCGTTACGTACTCGAATGTCAATCCCATACCCGTAGTAGAAAGGATTGCCTGAACTCCACTCAACCTTCAACGTCATCACAGCGCCAAAGTCAGCTACCAAATGCCACTCAGTGTACGAGCTGTTCGGGCGTACAGCCGTGATGATGTGATCAATAGATGGGAGGTGCTCGACAATCTCCCTCACTTCGGTGAAAGCACAACAGTCAGAAGTTTCATGCAGTTCAACAACACGGCCGTCGTCTAGCGTCAACTCGTAA